GTGGGCTAAATCACAGCACATTGGAGTATGTAAAATGGCATTTGGTTTTAGCTATGAAAACAGCGGCGGCAATATCATTCCTATTTTGAAGTTTGACGCCCGTGCGGGGCGCTTTTTCCGCGTTGACCGGGAAGATGGTCAGAACACCCCGGTAGACATAACGCAGAATTTTAAGGCCGTTATGGATTTTGATAATGTTGAAGTTGGCTTTATTAATTTTCCGGCTGGCGCTGCCCCTGAGTTCCGCATGGTCAAACTAGGCCAACCCATGCCTGAAAATCCCGGCGGTAAATTTCGGCAGGGCATTCGAATGATGCTCAAGCTTGGCAAGGACTGCGGCGGCGACATTCGCGAGATTGCAACAACTGCTAAGGCCGTCTTGGGCGCGTTTGATGGGTGCCACACGGCTTATACTGCCGGTCTGGCTCAGAACGCCGGGAAACTTCCGGTAATTGAACTGGAAACCACTATTCCCATCGTGACGCAGGGCCGGGACGATGGGGGGAATCCAGTTAAGACGACCAACTATGCGCCAGTCTTCAAGATTTCTGCATGGGTAAATCGTCCTGAAGATCTGGTATTCGTACCCAAGGGTGGTGGCGATTCCGTTATTCCGGCTGCTGCAGCCCCTGCAGTCCCCTCAGCATCTACTCCTCCCTCCACCGGATCGACGCAGGTATCTGCGCCTGATGGCGGAGACGATGATTTCGGCTGATAGACAAGAGGGTGGGCGGGATGCTAAGTCCCGCCTATCTTTTTGAGGTTATCACTATGCGATTTCAAATCACTATGAATATGCCAGCCCGAAGCGGCAATGCAGTACACCAAATTATAGGCGAACATCCGGCAAAAGGTCTTGAAGAATTAATAACTATTCTTTCAAATTCCGATTTTATTATTGTCGATGAATTGTACAAGGACAATGATTCCCAGAGAGGAGTTGGGTTTTTTGGTGCAGGCAAAATTGCACTCAATCCATTATTTATTGGTAAAATAAAAGTGATGCAAATTTGACATTATTTAAGGATTATAAGTGTAATCATGGTATTCTGGTTACGATGCCTTGCAACGAATGCGTTGTTGAAGCAGAGCTTAGGTTTGCAGCTAAAGCGCCTAAAAAAGGGACTATTTACATCAAACCAGACATGGTGAACCAACCGCCGCACTACAAGGTCGGCGGGATCGAGACGATTGACTACCTTCAGGCCAAGCTGTCGCCAGAGGAGTACCGTGGCTACTTACGCGGGAACGCCCTAAAGTACTTGAGCCGTGCAGGCCATAAGGACAACACGGCTCAAGATTATAGCAAGGCAATCTGGTATATCGAGCGGCTACTCAGCGTCCTATAGCGGAGCGCACAGCACCAAAACCAGCCGCGCCAAGCAGGATGAACACATAGTCTGGAATGGAATATCCCAGCGCGGTAGCGGCAGCGCCCGCCGCCGCCAGAACGGCGACGATGTAGGTCTTTTTGCCTTTAAGGTTACTAAGCATAGTCATTTTCCTTTCGGATAGGTCTTCCAAGGCAGTTGCCAGTGCGGCCCGTCCTTGAAAGTTCTCCAGTTGCCGCCCCACTCAATAGGGACGTTCTCGGCTACGGCTGCCTCCTTGATGATTTTAGCAAGCCGGTGATACAGCGGCCAGTCCCAGCGGACTGTGCCACCGACCATAGGTGCCAGATCGACCGCATGGCCGGTCAGGTGGCGTGACCTCAAGGTCTTGGTTGCACCAAGGTTAAAGAGTTGCTTCTGGCGGTCCAAGGTCCGCAAGCCTTCCAGCACAGTGAAGTCGAGCGGAGACATGGCCGCAGCCTTCTTGACCACACGCACTAGGTCAGGGTGGACACCTTCAAGACGCGCCAGCGAACGATGACCTAAGACGATGCTCATCAGTTCATCTTCAAAATGATACCGAGCAGCATCATTATGATGGTGCCCGCCACCGTAAGACCAACGCTTTCAAGGCGCTTCAACCTTGCACAAAGCCCTTCGTAACGAATGGCGCAGACTTCCTCGTGGGTGTTGAGCCGAGCTTCAGTCTGGTCAATGGTGTTCATCACTGTGCTCCAGAAAGTTGGGCTTTTAGAGCATCTACTTCAGCAGAAAGTTCCTGAATGGCCTTGACCAGAACAGGCAGTAGCTTGCCATAGGCAGCTTCCATTCTTTCTGAATTAGCTTCAAATACAAGACCCGGAATGTGGATTCCAGTTGTTTCTTGCGCGGTTTTTAGTTCCTGCGCAAGAAAGCCAGTGTCTTCAATCCCATGCTTACCCTCTGGGTCGCGCATATCCCATGTAAAGCGCACGGGGTTTAAGGCATTGATAAAACCCAGACCGGCATCGAGGGTGACAATATCAGCCTTATCACGGGCATCTGACAGCGCCGTGATGCTGGTTACCTGACAGCGCAAAGTAGCAATTGAGGAGTTGCCTAGCGTAATTTCGTTAGAGACACTGGTGGACGATGGGTCCGCAAGGCGCCCAATGCATGTAGTATTTGAACCTGTAAAGTTTCCGGTTCCTAAAGTAGAAACAAACGTCTGAGATCCAATTCCAGTGTTATAATTTCCGGTAACTTTATTTGTATTATGGTACATAGACTGCGTACCGATTGCGGTGTTGGCGTTGCCTGTAATTGCATAACCAGTTACAAACCCTAAGCATACATTTTCGCTGGTAGTGGTGATTGAGCCACCGGGACCAACGGCGTTAGCGTAAGTCCCGATTGCGACATTATTTATGCCAGATGTTAGTGAGGCCAAAGCCCCCTGACCTATTGCAATGCCAGTAGTTCCAGTAGAAATTAGGCCAACACGAGCACCACTTGCTGCCAACCCAATTTGACCGGTGCCACTGCGATAAATACCGGTAGTGGTTTCGCTGGTGAAATAATGCGACGGCGCACCGACAGATCCATCGCTGAAGCTGAATGTACCAGCGCCACCGCCACCCGTAGCAGTGATTGTGACAGCACCAGTAGCTCCTGAAATAGATATACCTGATCCAGCAACAATGCTGGTCACACCGCTGTTGGTGAAGGTGACGTTGCCGGTTGATGCTGACAAAGAAATGCCAGTTCCCGCCGTCGCTGCAGTGACACCTGTATTGCTTACAACAACAGCGCCGCTGGTGGGGCTTATAGTGATACCAGAGCCACTACCTGTCACGCTGGTGACCGCTCCGGTAATGGCCTGAGAAACCCAAGTCGTACCGTTAGAAGTTAGCACGTTGCCTGCAGTGCCCGATGAAGTCACTCCAGTACCGCCATAGCCTGAAGCCAAAGTGCCAGCCAGTGTCAGAGTTCCTGACGCTGTAATTGGGCCTCCAGAAAAGGTAAGCCCAGTCGAAGCGCCAGAGGCATTGACGCTAAATACCGTACCACCGCCACCGGCTCCCGGTGCTGTATCCCCACGGCCAATGTTAATACCGTCCGAAATACAGATTGTGGTGTAGGTCTGCGCGATAACCAGTGACGTGCCGCCACCGGCATTTGATATGGTAATTGTATAATTACCAGTAGTGTTGTTATAGATGTACCAAAATCCACCAACTCCTGATGGGATTTGGTAGTTTACGTTAGCCGTTAGCGCGCCCGTTATTGTAATGATTGGAGCCTGATACTGCGCTGCGGTAAGGGTGACGGTTCCAGATACAGACACAACATTAAGAGCAGTTTGGCCACCAAAAGCTTTATCAATAATGTCCCAGTCAGTATTGACAGGCGTAGACCAAGTATTGACGTAGTCGCCGTTCGCTGGCTTCTCAATGGACTTATTGGTGGTATACGAACTGGACATTCAGCCCTCCTCAAATGGACTTTTGGGCGACAGCTAAGGCTCTGGCTATGGAGTTATCATGTTCATTTAGCAAAGGTTCAGTTGCCTTGTTAGAGACTTTCTTCGCCCTTTTGGCCTTTACCATCAACGCCTGCACCAGCGGCTCAATGGACCCGACCTTGCCGCCAGCCCTGTAGGCAGTGCGCCCGCCCTCGGCCCGCCCTCCAAGCACCCAAGGCATATGCTCAGAATACCATTTATAAGCCGGTTTTGTGAAAGTAGATTTTGTGAAATTCTGTAAGCCTGAATGAACGGCTGTGGGGACATCTTTTGTTGCTTTGGTCAAGGCAGTTGTAACACCTCTACGCGCTACGTTAACTCCCTGATCAACAACATTACGAACAGTTGGAGACTGTGCTACATTACGAGAACCAAGGGCACGGTTAGTGGCTTGAGCTGCTTTTTGGGCGGCAAAGGCGATACCAGCAAGGGCTGTCGCAGGAATAATACTAGCACCGCCTACAAGGTGGCTAGCACCGCCGATATAAGTAGCGGGGCTTCTAAAAACTTTTTTAGTCAGATCCCAAACTGCGCCTGAAGTTGACGGTATGGCTTGACGCGAAGACTGACCACGCGCGACAGCGCGGTCAAACAAGTTCTCACCTTCATCCATAGTATTTTTAGCAAGACCAGTCAGATTGCGAACAAAGCCACGGGCATCATTACGTCCTGCAAGCAAAGCAGATCTTGCTTCAGGCACCATATTTGCTAAGCGATTAGTAAAATTACCAAAGGAAAAAGACCCTTCACCACCAATATGATGCA